AACCTATGGAAAAATCAATAGAAATGTATCTAAAAGTTATTGAATTAGAGACTAAACTTAAAACCACTACAGACTTTCAACAAAACCTAAAAGACTTTTTAAACCTTTAAAAGTCGTTCTACATATAAATTTTATAAAAAATATACAAAATACATTCTTTTACTCTTGACAATAGTTTTATTTTGTGCTATAATTAGGGTATCAAAGGCATTAAACAACTTTGAAATCCAAAAGAGGAGGCACGATGAAGAAACTAAGATTACTAGCCATAGTCTTGACTATCGCATATTATGCTTTAGTCATAATCAAACTGTTAGCCTAGGCTAACAACCCTTTTAGAAAAGGGATGGTGTGATTTGTTTTTCAAAGTGCCAAAAGAATTATATCAAAAAAAAGGAGGATAGGATGGATTATTGTGATGTGATTATACTGGTCGGTGCTGTAGTTATCAGCTTACAAGCTTATATCATTCACAAAATGAGATAGTTATGACAAATGGTCGTATGAAGTTTTTGGTGAGACTTTGCGAACTGAAAAGTGTTGCTGATTTAACGGTCGCACACAGATTAGTTCGCAAATAGATATTTAACAAGCTGTGCCACCCTCGGGTGGTTAACCAAACAAAATATGAAAGGTTCACGATGAGCATTATACCAGTTTTTAGAGCAAATATAGGCAAAGAGCTAGCAAATAGCGTAAACGCTAGAGAGATACATGAGTTTTTGGGCGTTAAGAGTAGATTTAATGATTGGATAGGTCGTGCGATTGAAAAGTATGATTTTGTAGAAAATCAAGATTTTACCTTACTCAAAAATGAGTACGGTAAAAAAGGGCAATTTCTCCCAACTGACTACATCGTAACCATAGACATGGCAAAAGAACTTGCGATGCTAGAGAACAACCAAAAGGGTCGTGAAGTGAGAAAATACTTCATAGCGTGTGAAAAAAATATGATGGTAGCTGTTGACCAGATAGATACGCTAGTCTCCAAACTAGTCAAGCGAGCGATGCAGGGTGTGAGCTTTACTCCTATGAAACGCAGAGCAGGAACGCCACTAAGTAGCGAAGAGAAAACGATAGTAGACGAATTGTACGCTGAGTACTGGAGCTTTGCAGCTATAGGTCGTGAGATAGGGTGTGATACAAAGACTATCAGTCGGTATGTGAATGCCAAAATGCAGTCTCAACCTATCAATCTGCTAGCATATGCGGATTAGGCTGATGCGTGAAAATAGACACACTATCTTTTAAATGTGTCTTCTATTGCCTCTAAAATGGCTTTTTTGGTCTTTGGGGCTATCTTGCCATTTTCGTCTATGGGAAAGAATGGACGAGCGGGCATGGTGACGCTTTGCTTTTTGACCCACTTATCACCTGCTTTAAATCTCAAACCTTTAGAACTTTTTGCATTGATGACACCACCAAACTGATGGATGGCTGCGTACTCTACATTGGTGCCTACTGTGACGCTGTTTGGGGTGGCTGAAATCGTAAAGGAGTTCTTTAGTCGTCCTGTGTCATTAAGCGTCTTGCCACCATTATTAGATGGTTTCCACGCTTCGCCAAATGGGCTAACCTCTCTTTCGAAACTCTCTTCAATGTCAAATCTAATCACTTCGCCAATGTCTTGCATAGTCTGCTGCATACCTGCACCGTTTATCTTGCTACTTAGCTTGGCTAATTTGGCTTTCGCCTCTTCAAGCCCTCTGATTTCTACATCAGCCATTATGTCTTTCCTCCTGTGTGGGTTAGCAAACCCACCCTACAGCGTTTCATTATATTCTAGCTCCAAAATCAACTCACAATACTTTATCGCTTTGCGTATGTCTTCTGCACCGTTCTTGCCTTTGTGGCGACTGATGTACTTGATGACATTACCTTCTAGGTAGCCTATGCCATTGACATGGTTGTAGTGGCTTGGTGCTATGGGCATGTCGGCGTAGTAGTTTGGGTTGATGGGGTCGTTATTAATGTCTGACATTTATATTCCTTTTAGTTTTGTTGTGGTATAGTTTGAACATTAGATAGCAAATACCGTGGCAGTATACGGCAAGTTAAGACTAAAACTTGGCAAGCTTTAAGAGGGTTTAACGGTTTCCTCTTATCTAAAGCGCCGAAACTTGTCATTTTGGCATTACCTCTTCGTAAGTTGATAAACTTTTAATCCATTTAATCATCTCTTTATTGTTGCTTGAGCCAACTAAACTAGATACATATATTTCATCGGTATTTTTAACATTCTTGAGTGCAACCCTATAATAAGACCCCAATTTTTTAACAATAATATAGAGATTGTCTTTTGCCTTGAATGCTCTACCTTCTAGCATATAAGGCACTAAGCTATACTCAAATGCTCCAATCTCTGGATGATGACCATGGGTGCCTACTGTATCACTGCTTAGCAATACTCTTTTTTCTTCTCCAAAAATACTACTCTTACATAACTCTACACTCTTTTTTTCTGTCGTGGTAAATAGCTCTTTGATGGCTATAAATGTAGCAGTTCTCTCTGCTAGTGTCTTTTGATACGCGATGAACTCTTTTTGTGCTTCATCATACAACCTCTCCATGCATGGTCTTGTTTGTCTCGCGTTTTTGCCGTCATCACAGTTGGCCTTGAGGGCTTTTAGTTTGTCCTCGTAGGCTTTCATCGTAGTATCTGTTTTGCCTACATGGTACGCCCAGTCTTTATCTGCCACATTTGCTGGTGCCACCTGCGTAACTTTAAGCCCTCTGTCGTCCATCATGCTTTGGCTAATGGCACTCGTGCTACATCTACACCTCCACCCATTTGGTGGATAGTTGGTATCCCACCATGGATGAGTCTTTGGCAATATAATTCCATGCTTTGATGCGTGGGCGGGTCTAGTGCGACTATCTAGGATAGAGGAGTAGCGTAAGTATTCAAAGCTACTCATCATTTGGCTTTTGTATCGCCCTTGTGCATAGCTGGTACGCATGTTGGTATCGTAGATGGTTTGTAAGCGTCTGCTGTTTACATTTATAGTTTTGAACTCGCCTGTGTCTTCATTGAACACTTCTGTTTTGCCGTACCAACCTTTGGCTATGAGTGTGGGGGTGAGGTCTTTTTTCCAACTCGCAAATGACTTTCCTTTTTGTTGCGCTTGAATGAGGCTCTCTTGTATGTCGCTTAGCAAATCAAGCTTGACTACTTTAGCTACGGTGAAAGCTTTGTGATGGGCTTCGTGCAACATCTCGTCATAATCAAAGTGTAGCTCTGGCTTTTTCTCTCGCAGATAAGCAATGGCATCAATAGGTGGGGTGTCAAAGCTAAATAGCATTATGCCTCGCTTGTGCTAACTGAAGCACTCGCTAATAGCTTTAGCTCTGTTGGTGGTGTGTGGTTTGTGGGGTAGCGATAGCCTACTACTCTATCTTTTTTGAATGCCTTGATATTGACTGCGTTGCTTTGGTTGCCCCCTAGTATAATAAGCTGTCCTAGTTTGTCTACACCCAAACAGAAACCTACATGACCACCACCACCTTTGCGGCTAAAGACAACTATGCATCCCGTGACTGGTTTTGTGAGTTTTTGACCCCATGTTTTATAGCTTTGTGAAGCTAAGCTTCTGGTGGAACGGATACCACAATCTTCTAGCATTGCACCCACGAAACTAGCACACCAAGGCACTTCATCGGTCTTTATCCCCCCGTTGTAAATCCTCTTTGAGTATGCTACTACTCGTGCATTGTGTTTTGTGCCTACTATCTCTTTTGTACCTATCTCTTTTTTTGCTTTTTCTATCCATGGTTGCATATTAATCCTTTGTTTTTTGATCTATTAGTTTTTTGACTGCTCTGAGTAAAAAGGTGGTGGCTTCTAGCTCTGTGACCTCTTCGCCTGTGTTGTAGCTGTGTATGTTGCCTATGATGGAATAAACTTCGAACATGGCAAGAGTGGCAATGATAGAGACCAATATAGCCGTACCATCAAGACCTGCGATTTTAAAGAGTACCGCAATAGAAAAAGGTAATAACATCATTTGCACTTTTCCCATAGCTCCTTTGATGCCGATACTACTCGTGATAGGGTGGCGAAGCTTGTGTGCTTTGAGTACGCCTGTGATGAAATCAACCAGCAAAAGTGTGGCATACAGCCCTATCGCTTCGCCATTTAGTCCTAAATATCCAAAAATAGAGCCAACTAACACGGCAACAGTAATATCTGCGTAGTGATTAACCATGTAAAACCCCCGTTAAAACCCCGTTAAATTTGCTTACAATCGTTTTTAATCTTCTTTTTGACATCTTATTCGCCCTCATCTATTAAACCTGCCAAATCGGCATTAAATAGAACTGTTGCAAAAATATCTTCTAAATGGCTTGTGTCCATGTCGGGATATTTTTTGAGTATAGTCTCGAATGCAGACTCGAAACTATCACAGCCTAAGAGCATATGCTCTATTTCATCAGAAATGCTTTTTTCATTTTTGGTCAAAATAGCATTAAAACTCTCACTAGCTTGGAACTTGTCAAATTTATCAAGTGGCAAGGCTGATGCTCTGGCATTGGGTGCTAGTCTTCTGTTTGGCACTATGGGCTTTGTTTTGGTTAATTTTAGGTCAAACTCTTTGCTAATATCTGCTTCGTCCATCCCAAAGCCCATGTCATGAAGTATCTTTAGTGTTTCGGCTCTAACTTTTAAATCTTTGTCCTCTTCATAGAAGATAGTGAGGTCTACACCCATCTCTAGCGTAGCAAAGGTGCGATTGACACATCGCTGTGCAAACTTAATGTCTTTGGCTACTATCTCTAGTCTCTGCTTCTCGTGGATACGAGCCATAGCTAATGAGCCGCTATCTCCAGCGTTTGATGTGAGGGTAGAGCCGTTTATGACTTTTGCTATCTCGCTATCGCAGTATTTTACGAATGCTAAGAAGTCATCTTGTGAGCCTCTGCCCTCTAGGACTTTGAGTACATCGTCTTGTCCTAGTACGGCTACATCTGCACTTTTGATTTTGCCAACCGCCATAGCTATAGCTTCCATCGTCTCTGCATCGCTGGAGCTAGAGTTGACCACTAAGGGTGGCACGCCTAAAAACTCCGTGAATTTGAGAAAGTGACTGAGTACAAAGTGCTTGGCGTAACTAATCCAAAGGAGCTTTAGAAGTACGGGCTTGTGTCTAAAGATGAAGTAGCGTGGCTCTATGGGTTCGAACTTCTTGCCGTTGCTACTCAGTAGTATCTTGCCTTTTTCATAAAATATATTCTCTTTTTCTATCCGTCTAAAAGCAAAGTCATTACTGCTATCAAGATATAGTTCTACGATACTAACACCATAGAGTACTGCGTCAAGTGAGGCTAATATTATCTCTTCTATAGACTCGTTGTATTTGTCCTCTAGCTTGTGTGTGTAAAATCTGTTTTCTATTGTGTTTATGCGTTTTTCGCTCTCGCTACCTACGCTACTGTCTTTGTCTACTATGAGATTGAAAATAGGCAAAAGAATATCTGGCGTTTTGTGTAAAAGGGCTAAACTAATACGCCCTGCTGTGAGCTGAGTGTAGTGGCTCATGTCTGTTTTTGTGTAGTTGCCACGGGGACGGAGCATGTCAATAATCTTTTTGGTAGTCATCTGTTTCCTTGTAAAAATGTATTTAAGAGTGCTTGTTTGGCTTTTCTTTTTTCTATGTTGGCATTTGCTTCTGCGTAGTCAAAGCCTTTTTGGTTGCCTACAAAGTCTTCATGAAGAAGTGCTAAGGCTGTCGCCCAAAATCTATCGGCGTGTCCGTGTTCATTTCTATCAGCGTCGTATAAAAAGCCTCTAGCTCCTGCTTTACGCTTGATGGCGTGTAGGTCTGCTATGAGTAATGGGTCGTTGGGTATGCGAACCTGTCCGTCTTCAAAGGCTTTTTTTAGATTTAACGCCATGCGTTCTTTGCTGGGAGCAGTGAAGAGTACCTCAGTGGCTCTCTTTTTGTAGCGTTTGTGCATGGTCTCTGCTAGGTCTGCACCTATGCCTGTGGCATCTATCTTAATCATGGCGTTTTGGTGTGTTTCTAGGAAGTCGTCCAGTGCGGTTCGTTGTGCATCAAATGAGGCTTTACGGAAGATCTCATAGGTAGCTAGTGTGTATTTGCCCTCTCTAAGAGCAAATGCGATAAGCACCGATAGGTCAATCTTGCGACCTATGTCGTAGCCTGCACGCAGGGCTTCGTGTGAGAGTGAGTGTACTTTTAGCTTATCATCCACACAGTCACGGATGAGAGAGACAGGAAGCAATGCACTTTCATCATCGACGAATAGACACTCGTACATCATAGCAAAAGAGTCGGCATCGAAGAGGTCACGCAGTATCTGCACCTCGACATCTAGCCCCTGTGCCACGGCATCGTGGATGGTGGTGGTGTGACGGCTAAACATATAATATTTGCTCTCATCTGTGATGATGTTCTCAAAAAGTGAACTCTTCTCAAATGGAGTACTCAGAATAGTGGCTCTAGCTTTTGTCTCTCCTGCTTTGACACTGGTGATAGAGGGGGCGAATACTGTCCATATGCGTTTTTGGTTGGTATACCATGCGAACTCATCGAGCCAAATGCTCCCAGAAAAACCTTGAATAGTTCTAAAGTTGTTCGCAAAGATGTAGATGGTCGTACCTGCTGGGGTAAGTATCTTTGTCTCTGAGCCTGTGAGAGTGATACCTAGCTTAGTGGCGTGTATGTGTATCTCGCCGTGCCACTTTTTGGCTTGTTCTTCTGAAGCGGAGATGATGAGCTGGTCAAGCCCCCCCATGGCATCGGCTAGACACTCGCCACTACATGAGTAGGTCGCACCTATTTGTCGTGATTTGAGCCATATGCGAAAACGGCTTTGGTCTTTGAGAAATGTCTTTTGGTACGCGTGGAGTCCATAGTCATCCGTGAGCATGCGTTCTTTGATTTCCATGACTGTTTCGTTAAATGTAACGACAGGTGTTGTCTTTTTTGGCTTTTTGATAGTCTTTAGTTTGTGTAGAGAGTTTACCAGCATGGCTATTTTACGGCTATTGGCTTCTGTAGGTTTTCTCTTTGATAGTGTCTCTATCTGCTCTTCTATTGAGTGAGTACTCACGCTTTTAGCCCAGTTACGGATAGTTCTCTCACTAATGCCAAGTTCTGCGGCTATCTCACTAGCAGGAATACCACGGACATACATATCTTTTGCTTTGGTTTTGGTTTTTTTGTCGTACGCCACGCCGTCTCCTCTTTTTATATAGTTCTTTAGCAGTTGACAAAGCCAACCTAATAACCAACACTGAAGTACAACAGCCGAGCTGTCACACGAAGATGTTCTTTTGTGAGCATTATATTTGATAAATTTATTGGGGTCACTCTATAAGTCTATATATAGAGTGTTTTATGACTTCAAAGCTATTAAAATTGCACCGTAACAACTTAAAATAAAGGATTTCTTATCAAGCTAAAAAAAGGATTGAAGCTAAACTTTAAAGATGGAGAGAAGGTAAAAGTGTCTCCCGTGGGCGATGTAATAGGACTTGACGGTAGAGGCTTTGTGATAGATGGGGAGAGGCTTCTCTCTTCTATTCAAGCAAATGAGCTAGATATCCCACTAGATGCAAATCACGACTTTGGCGAAGCTCTAGGGTGGTTTCCACAAGATAGCTTCGAGCTACGAAGTGATGGCTTGTATGCTACTTTGGAGCTGAACGCCAAGGGGATAGAGGCTAATACCAATAAGAGCTATAGGTATCTAAGTCCTGTATACATGATGGGCAACGAGAGAGAGGTGACGGAGCTAGATAGTGTGGGATTTGTAAATAGACCGAACCTGCTAAACAATGCATTAAATAACAAGGAGCAACAAAGTATGACGATAGACGAATTAAAGGCAGAAATAGATGGCAAACTAGAAGCTATCACTAGTATCACACAAACGATAAACGAAAGTATCACCGCTTTTGAAGAGAATAGCAAAGCGACCAAAGAGGAGATAGATACTATCAAGGCAGAACTTGATAGTGTCAATGAAAAGGTGGCTATTTTCGCCAAAGGTGGAGAGTATGACAAAAATGACAACAGTGGTGAGCTAAGCGAGGGTGAAAAAGCTGCAGCTAGAGCACTGGGGCTTAGTGAAGAGAATTATAAAAATGCAAAAGGGGGCAAATAATGGCAAGTTTTGAAGAGGTGAATTTCGGATTTAAGGCTGCTTTTAGAGAGGCATTTGATAGTGCTAAAAGTGAGGCTATCGAACTGGCAACTGTAGTCAAGAGCAATGATTTGAGTGAGAAATATGCATGGTTAGGGAGTTTTCCTAATATGAAAGAGTGGCTTGGAGATAGAGATGTTAAGCAACTTAGTGAATTCAACTACTCTATCGACAATAAAGCATACGAAGCCACGGTAGAAGTGCCAATCAAGGCGATAGAGTAT